TTGCTATTCCACAAGATGTGCAAGAACTTGCTCTCGGACCAGATGCGATTATGCGTTCTGCTAATCCGCAAGGCATCCGTCGTGTACCACTAGAACTACCTGCTGGAGTCTTTACAGAGTCCGGCGTTCTAGAGCGTGAACTTCGTATGGGTGCTCGTTATCCTGAATCTCGTTCAGGAAACATTGACGCATCCGTTGTCACAGGTCGTGGCGTACAAGCGCTACAAGCTGGATTTGATACACAGATCAAGGCAGCACAAGCACAGTTTGCTCGTATGTTCCAAGAACTTTCTGCAATTTGCTTTGAAGCAGATGAGAAGATCTTTGGCGGAATCCCTAAGACTATTAAGGGAAGCGATGATGGAACACCTTATGTACTCAAGTACATCCCATCCCGCGATATCAAGGGTGAATACGGCGTAGATGTACGCTACGGAATTATGTCTGGTATGGATCCTAACCGTGCCATCATTGCTTTGCTTCAAATGCGTTCCGACAAACTCGTATCGCGTGACTATGTACGTCGTGAGATCCCAATGGATCTTAACGTTACACAGGAGGAACAACGTGTTGACATTGAAGAGATGCGCGATTCTTTGCGTGTTGCTGTTGCTCAATATGCACAGGCAATACCTGCTCTCGCGGCGCAAGGCCAAGACCCTTCACAGATTATCGGGCGTATCGCTACTGTTATCCAAGGCCGCCAAAAGGGGCAAGCGTTAGAGAACGTTATCGAAAAAGCATTTATGCCAGAACCAACACCAGCTCCAACCCCAGAGATGCCACCTATGGCACCAGGTATGGAGCAACAGATTCCAGCAGCAGGTGCGGCCCCCGCCCCTGCCTCGCAGCAACCTCCACAAACACAAGCTGGTTCGGCCCCTGCTGCTGGTCAACGTCCAGATATAGCACAACTACTAGCCGGCATCACCGGCGCAGCATAAGCAGGGGAGGTGTAAATATGAACAAAGGATCACGCGCTAAGGCGTCAATGTCAGCGCCAATCGAAGGCAAGAAGGATACCTCTAAGCCAGCAGGCGGTAAGGTGTTTTTCGGAATGATGGCTAAAGGTCGTAAAGGCACAGCAGTCAAAAAGGGTTAATTATTATTTGGGAAGGTGTACTGGGCTATGAGTAACAATAAAATACCACGTCCAGTACACCGTTCTGATTTCTTAGTAATCCTTGCAGGTTTCTTTCATAACTTAATGCAAACATTTGAAACACTCAGTGCAGAATTATTTGAATTATCTATTTATCACGCAAACCGTAAGACCGAAACTTCTCAGGCTTGGGAAGAAATGGCACAAGACTTAGAGACGTTAGGGGAAGACAAGTGACAACAGCACCAATGAATCCACTTGCTGGCCCTGCAGGTCCAGGAAAGTACTCCACACGTACAGATAATTTACAAATGGGATCTATCGCCTATGGCGAAGGCAAAGATACAGCCGCTATTCAATCAGGCGCTCCGCTTGCTAAGACACCAGATGTTCGACCTTCACAGGCTCCATCAGTAGGTTTATTTGATGAATCGCAAAATAAAAGCGAACCAATTACCGCAGGTATTGATATCGGTGCCGGACCTGGTTCAAATGCTTTAATGATGCAGAAGAACGCTGTTAAGTTATCAGATTCTTTAGCTCTATTACTTCCATACGATACTACTGGCGAAATAGCGGTTCTATACCAAGAAGCCTTAGCGCAAGGTAACTAATGACTGATAATCTTAAAGCAGCAGCGTTAGCCGCAAACCTTCAAGGTCAGTCAAAAAAACAAGTTGATGATTTAGTCAAATCTCTTTTTGTTCATAGAGAATTATCTAATCTTCCTAAAGAAGTAGCTGCAGCGCAATTTGCTAAAAAACCAGCAGATCAACAACAAGATATGATTAATAAGTTTGGAACGCAAGATTCAACAGAAAAGCCATCTCGTGGTTGGTTTGGAAGCGCTGTACATTATGCTACTTCTTATAATCCAATTACGCTTGCCTTCAAAGGTGCTATAGAATTATCCGATCTTGCCACACGCACTTATCGTGCAGTTGCTATCCCATTATCTGAAGGTGAAGTTGGTTTTGCTTGGGATAAGGCAAATGACAAAGGCGACAAAGTTTTTAATGAAGGCCGTATTGATAAGGCTAAAGCCCAGTATGGACTAGCCGCAGTAGATATTGCTATGCGTATTAAATCTGGTGAAGATGTTGGCAAATTGTTTGCAACTGCTACGCCTGAACAGCAAAAATATATTATGCTTTCAGATCCACGAAATACAAGTATTCCAGGCGTACAAAATATAGAAAAAGAACGTGACTTATTTAATGAAACACTTGGAGCAGTGGATCGAGCTAAGTTCTCACCAGGTCGTCAACTTGCTAATGCTATTCTTCCTGAAGCCCTTGAAAAGAATGGATTAGCCTACGGGTTAGTTTCTGGTACAACAGATGCAGCATTTCGTTTAACTGCAGATCCGCTTGTAGTGGCATCAAAACTACGCAGTTTATATGTAGTAAGTAAATATTCACTCGACGTTATTACTAAAGGTAAAAAAGTAACAGAGTACTTTGCTAATCCTAATGCTACAGCATTTTGGGATCAATATGGAACTGCCTTAGCTAAATATACTGGACTGCAAAAGTCTAATAGCAAAGGAAAAGATTTAGTTGAAGCACGTGATGCTCTTAAAACGCTTGCCCCAGAGTTTGGTCAAGAAGTAATCAGAGTATTTCAAAAGGCTGAAATAGTAGACGCTAATACAGCAAAGGCTTTCTTATTAAATACAGAAGATGCAGTTAATTTACTAAAAGGATCTGTTGGACGTAAGCGTGTTATCCTTCCACGTTTAGATCTTCAACGCAAAACACGTATAGCAATAGTTACCGGTGCTGATAAATTTATTAACATTGACAAATTTGCACCTAGAATTATAGATGACCTATATGGTCAACTATCAGATACAGATGGAATACGTAAAACACTTACAGAAGATGCAACCATTCTTGGCGAAAAGATAAAACAATCTAGAGACTTAAAAGAGTTTGTGCGTTTGCCATCTAGAACCATCGGAGCACGCTTAGATAGATTTAAGGCAAAGTTTGAAATTGCTCCTATGTTCAAAGACGATGTATTTGACGTAACTGCATCAGATGCTTCAACACAAGTATATCGTTTAGCACGTATGGGTGGAATGACTCGATACGATTCAAAAATGATTGCAGAAACTTTTGAAGCATCAGATGATATTGGTCAGCGCAAAGAAATGGTTAAAGGCATCTGGGGAAGCATTGCGGAATCACGTGGCCTAAACCTTACAGAAGCTGGTCAAAAGATTGTTAATCAGACTGTTACTAAAGGTGATTCTAAATTCTCTGTAGCAAACTTTGCTGATGACTTTCAAGATCTTGGCGCACTTCCATCCGACTATAATCCTTTTATGACTACACCTAGTCTTGTAGATATTGATCGAGCAGCAGCACGTAGTGGTCTTATCAATAAAATGCTTGGTCAGGCTAATAAGGGGTGGGTAGACAATATGACCGGATACTGGTCATTCTTAACTCTTGCTGGTCCACGCTATGCTATTCGTAACGCATCTGAAGATCTAATGGTTCACCTTGCTGTTGGTGGTAGTCCTTGGGGTCTTGCTAAGAGTCGTTATCTTTCTACTCGTGTTAATACAGCGCTAGAAGGCGCAAGAAAAACTAGTACTTGGTCAGATAATCCACTAGGTGGACTTCTTAGAATCCTTAATAAAAAAGAAGCAGCTAAATTTGAATCCCAGATTACAGCGGTTGATGATGCAATCGTTAAAGCACGCGATGAAATTAAACTCAAAAGAGAAGCGATGAAGATCGCAACAGATCCTGTTGCTAAAGCATCTATTGCTGCAGAGATTGAAACCCTTAAAGCATCTGTAGTAGGTGGATCAGTAGGTCAAGTGCGTCGCATTATGGCTACATCTCTTACATCTGGACGAGTTAATCGTCTTCGTGAAAGAATGGGTATGAGGCCAATGTTTGAAGACGAGGCAGAGATCCTTGCAGAGCATATAATTTACGGAAATCTAGACAACTCTATGTCTCTGGTATCTGAAGGTGCAAGTAACTTTGCCACCGGTGGAGATTTTATAACAAGATCTACTATCTTTACTCGCACTCACGGAGTTCGCAGTGAGGCCCTTGTAATCAATGAACCAAAGGCTGCAAAGTATGGAATAGCAAAAGAGGGTCGTAATTACGAAGCAAGATCATTAGGCAATCAAGATGAAGCAGCACTTCTTACTTGGCTTATGCGTATTAACTACATTGCAAACGATAGACTTGGCGCTGTTGCTATAGCAAATCTTGATAATAAAGAACTTGCTATTACAAAAATTATGGAATGGATGCAAAATAATCCATCTTTCCGTAAAGAAGCACAACTTGCAGCAAAAGGCATTGACGAAAGACAACACGCTGAAATTGTTTACAATAGAGCCAAAGAAGTATTTGAAAAACGCGGAACCGCAGCAGGTGCCGAAAAGGAAATCAATTTAGATCTTCTTAATAAGGTTCGTACCCAAAACGACCAAGGAGATAACATTATCTCTGGTCAGTTATCATTAGATGATGTCTCTAAATTAGACGACGCTGATATTCCAGCCTATGTTCTTGGACCACAATTAGTTCCTATATCGGAATCAGGCAATATAAGCGCCTCATTGGTATCAAAGGGATGGACTTGGTTAGGTCTTGCTAACGCACGTATGTCTCGTCAGCCTATGGTCTTTAACGAAATCATTAGTATCCGCAAACAAATGAAGAAGTCTGGCTTTGAAGATGCTTATATTAAGTCAGTTGTTAGCAAAGTTGACCAAGATAACCCAAAGAAAATTGCTACTGCTACAGAACGTGCAAAGCGCCAACTAGCAGAGATAGTCGAAGAACGTGCAGTATCCCAAACACTGCAATATGTGGACAATCCATTGGTTCGTACACAGTTAGCATTTGGAGTACGTAACTTCTCACGCTTCTATCGTGCTACTGAAGACTTCTACCGTCGTATGTCTCGCGTTGTTACCTATAACCCAATGGCTATTCGCAAAGCAGCGCTAACTTATGATGGAATTGCTCACAATGGTTGGATCCAAGAAGATGACCAAGGCGAAAAGTACTTTGTCTATCCCGGTATTGAACCTATTTATGCTGCAGTACGTGGTGCAATGACAGCAGTAGGTATTCCTGCTGACTTTAAGACACCATTTCCTGTGCAATTTGGAGCACAAGTTAAGATGCTTACCCCATCTTTGAATCAAGACTCTTTAATTCCTACATTTTCAGGTCCACTTGCCGGTGTATCTATGAAGGTTCTCACAAACCTAGTAGATGTATTTGGTGCTCCAGGAGCTGCAGATACTATTACACAGTACACAATGGGTAAGTATGCAGTTGACCGCTCATTTGTATCCGCTTTCTTGCCTGCTCATATTAATCGTTTGTATGAAACTATGAGTACGGATGAACGCGACTCACAATATGCTAGCGCTTGGCGCAAAGCAGTAACATATCTTGAAGCTGGTGGTCACGGACTTAAAGAAAAGTATGATGAGACAGGAAACCTTATCCCTCCATCAATTCAGGAACAAGAAGAGTACCGTCAACGTATCAAGAACACTGTTCTAGGTATCCTCGGTACTCGATTCGTTTATGGCTTCTTTGCTCCAGCATCACCATCTGTACAACTCAAGGCAGATATGGCTAGTTGGATTAAAGATAATGGAAAGGCAAACTTCAAGCAGGCTTGGAATGGTTTGCTAGATCAGTATCCTGGAGATTACGACGCAGCTATGGCTAAATGGGTGCAGTTATTCCCTAATCAGATCCCATTTACTATTCCAGAATCTGAAAAGAAAACTGTTGCTGTTATTAAATATGCAGAAGAATCAGGTACTTTCGTAGAGGAAAATGCAGATCTATTTAAGCGTTATCCTCAAGGAGCAGCATTTCTTATTCCTCATAAATCAGGCTTTTCTTTTGATGCCTATAAAACTATGAAGGATATGGGTCTAAAGTATAACAAGCGTGTTGACGACTATCTAAAAGAAGTACAAACAGCAGCAGATCTACAGACTTATTACAGCAAGAAGAATGAATACGAAGTTTCTTTGACAACTAAAGTTACAGACTTTGAACGTTCGATGGCCCGCGATGAGTTTCAGGCTTGGGCTAAAACATTCAAGGCAGGACGTCCATTAGTCCAAGAAGAACTAGCAGAAGGTGGCAAAAAGGCCGTTGCTCGTATCGCAGCCATTGACGATTTGCGTAAAATGCTTAATGATAAAACTGTAACTACAAAAGGTTCTGTACAAAAATCTCTTAAAGAGATGCTTGATGTATACGATTCTTACAAGATGCAAAGACAAGCCTTAGAAAATGTTTCAGGAACTACAAACCTTGTAGCATTTATGAAAGATTCTGCAATCGTCAAAATTCGTGAACTTTCAAAGAAGAATGAAAATACTATGAGCGCATATAATACTTTATTTGCTTCACTATTAGGAGATCCAAATGGCTGAGCCAACCTTTGATGTATTTGTTCAGACCTTATCTAAAAAATCACCAGAAGCGCGTCTTGCACTTGCTCAACAATTAAAGACTGCTGGATTGTATTCTGGAAAAGTATCAGCAAATTTTGATACTAAGTATTATACTGCTCTTACTAAACTTGAAGCAGCCTATCAACAACAAGCAGCTATCAATAAAATTATTGGTTCTACAGCACCGCTTGGTCGCTATGACATTCTTACAAACCTTCTTTCAGAAGGTGGTACCGGTGATACTGGTGCTCCAAAGACCACAACTCAGACCTATGTAACAAGCCCAACTCAAACTGCAAAGTTACTAGATACAGTTGCTAAAGATCTTTTGGGACGCAGCCTAACATCGGCTGAAAGAAAAAAGTATACAAGTTTAATTAATGCTGAGCAGAAAAAACAACCTTCAGTAAACGTATCAGGCAAGGGTTTTAGCAATACTACTGGTGGCGTTGATGAGCAACAGTTCATTACAGAAAAGATTGCTGCAACCGGTGAGGCTAAGACAAACCGAGCCACTGATGCTTACGCAGTTATGATGCAAGAACTTGGAGGTCTGCAATAATGGCAAATCGTCCATCTAATTCTCGCGTCGAAAACTTTGTTAACTACGGAGTAGATAAGAGAATACCTTTAGGCTTTATTGATGTAGTAATTGATAAAGATACTAATAGTTGGATTGGCTTTATGAGCGATGGAGAGTTTTATGAACTCGGCGCTAAGCCAAAGAAAAAACCAAAGGCGCCAGGGTTACCTAGTCTTACTGGTCTTACTGCTGCAGATATTAATGCAGGACTCACTGGCGGTGGTGTTGACCCACGCAGAGCTGGGGCGTATCTAAATAGTTCAGATCCAAGACTTGCTGAAGCAGCACAAAAGATTATCCTTGCTCAAACAGCAGGTCTTATGGATCTTGATGGAAACGTGGCATCAACTCCTTTATCACGTCGTGAAGAAGATGCTAAGTTACAAGCTGCTGCAAATAAAAAATTTACTGATACTGTAAAACAAGAATCTTTAGAAAAAAAGAAAAAGGCTAATGAGGAAGCAGTACAGGGTGGTTATCAAGTTCCATATCCAGATCTTGAAAAGACTGCTAAGCTAACTGCAAAGACTGCGACGCCTGCAACTGGCGGTAATACTGGAATACCTACTACTAAAGTTCAACCAACATACACAGGAGAACGCCAATCCGCAACGGCTTCTGCCGCTGCTTTAGGATTACCTGCATCATCGCTTTCTCGACCAGCCACTGTTGCAGAAACACTTGCTAAAGATGCTGCAACAAAAGGCCAGACTGCTCCAAAGGCTCCAGTCACACCAAAGGTGCCTGCTGTTCCCGCACTAACAGATGCACAACAACGCGAAGAAGCCCTAAAGGTTGCCGGTGAAGCAGACTTTGCCTTACCTGAAACAATTTTTAATAACGTACCTAGTCTAAAGCAAATCCTTGAGCGCTACATTGCAGAAGACTGGACAGTAGATAAACTTCGCAAAGCAATTCGCGATGATGTTTGGTACCGCCAAAACTCTGGTGCAATTAAACAACGTTACGTACAACTTTTTAATTACCGCGATCTAGTTAAAACAGGTCAGGCTCAAGGCACGACTCAGTATGAGCAAGATATAGTAAAACTTGAACGTCAGATTGCTGATAAAGCACGTGCTGTGGGTTCAGGTATTGCATCAGATCCAACAGCGCTACGCAAGGCTGCTGAGAATATGTACATTACAAATGTAGGTATTGATGATGCAATGACTACAGATTTTATTGCTGCAGCAATTCGACCAATAGGAAGTACCATTGGTGGCAAGCCAACTGAAGGTTATTCAGGTAAAGCGCTGCAAGATTACCAAACAATTCAAGCTGCTGCTAAAGCAAATGGATTTAAGATATCTGACATTATTCCTGGCGGATCTAATGAGCAACAAGTTCTGCAAGGAATTGCTACCGGTTCTATTGATATTAACCGTATTGCACAAGATGCACGCAAACTTGCAGCACAAGGTCAACCACAGTATGTACGCGACTTGCTAGGTCAGGGATACAACCTCGACCAAGTCTATGCTCCATACCGTACAACTATGGCAAACATATTAGAACTTAATGCAGATCAGATTGATCTTAATGACCCAACTCTTCGTATGGCTATTACCGATAAGGGCGATATGAACGTTTACGACTTTAAGAAAGCACTTAAAGCAGACAATCGTTGGCAGTACACAGAGAACGCACGTAATGAAGTATCTACAGCGGCCTTTAACGTACTACGCGACTTCGGATTCCAGGGGTAATAATGACAACAGC